TTTTAATTTAGATATTGTAATAATATCACATACATTTGTTGTATCAGCTTGAAGCATGAAATGTATGCTTCGTTGCTGATCAGTGAAAAGTGGACATGCAGCTTTGATATTTAATATGTTATTCTCTAAAGTAAAATACGAAGTAGATGAGGTAATGTTTATCCAATTCTTACCGTCAGTGGAGTATTTCCACAAATCAAAACCACAATTTTGAAAATGCGGCTGCAAAGAAATGCTTTCTGGTTTATCCTGCACAAATGTTGTAGCACTTGCAGAAATCGTACATGTACTTGCATTCTTTCCATCTTTTCCAGCTGTCCCATTATCTAACCGTGTTATCGTGAGTTCCTTGGATAAAGACATACCCTTATAAACAACAGTACATACATAAGTAGCACTTTCTGTAAGATTCTTGGAAATAACAAGAGAACCCATGTTATTGAGTTCTCCATCATGTAATCTTCCATCTGTTCTTTTCCACTGTACTGAATAACCAGTTATCTCATTGCCTAGCAGGTCACGAACATTTTCGATACTAGCAACAAAATTTGTTACAGTGTAATCAGGCATGTATTTATCAGCGCTCTTATCATAAACCTGCGTCGCTGTGAGATTGGTCGTGATGTCAAATACGATATTATTTTTAATCGAGTCTACCTCACTCTTCATGTTTTCGGTACCCAATTTGATACCTTCTAAATTAATTTCAATTTGTGATAATGCCTTTTTATTTTCATCAACATCTTGTGCTAAAATTTCAAGAGATTGATTATTTTGGTCAATTTCTGTTTCTATTCTCTTTATCCTTACTATTGGATCATATTTAACAATGACTGTATCAACATTTTTTATTGCAATATCTCCTTTTAATTCAAGAGAATTTTTTGACTGACCACCATTTACGACCATCTTTATCGATAATGGCATTATCGTAATATCATGATAAATGAGAAGATCTGTTAAGCTTATTCTATCAATCTCTCTACATTTAAATTTTTTAAAAGAGTAAAAAGATAAACCATTATACATAGCATATATTCGATCTATATCAGATTGCTCGACATACGAATTGTTTGCACTCACATATAATGTATGGCCAGTTTCATTGCCTCTTGACAATGGCTCAATGACTCCATTATCATAACAAACCCTTGTAAAAGAAATGAGTTCGTTTAATTCATAGTCACTACAAAAATCAGTTGTTAATGTATTGCTAGCTATTGCTTTAAAAATAATTTTACCACTCTCTACAAAGGCATTCTTACCATCACATTGTGCAATCCATCCTAAATAATTTCTAATAACAACAGTATTATCATACCAATTCACTTTTTTTGCTAATAAATCAGTACTTAATGTAGACTTATCTATTTGAACTCCCAAAATATTCATCATTTCATCTAGCTGTTCAGATACTGTCACAGGATATTCAAGATGAGTATCATATACAACATTTGATAAAATCATTTTATCATACAAGGTCACTGATATTGTTTTCGTCCATTTTTCGGGTTTCTCATATACTAAATATGTTTTATTTCCAATAACAAAAGGATAATCAAGCAGATCATCAAGTTGATTATCCCTATTTGTTAATTTAAGTTTGATTTGAGTTGATATAGCATTACCAATAATCGTATTTTCATTACTGCTTATTTCATCATATTGTTCAAATGAAAGCACTAATCCTGTAATATCTTTTCCATTTACAATGATATTTTCCATGCTATACCTCCACGAGATTGAATTTTAGAGCCTTTATCCATATATTTCCTGAAAGTATAAACTGCATTGACTTAGCCCCAGCGTACATTTTAATTGTCTTCCTCTTTAATGTTATGATATCAAAAATTTCAACATCAAAAGTTTCTGGTCTGATCATATTCAATACTTTTGACACTGTTTCTACATCGTCCATAGCATATGCTAAGGGAATTTTATAGATATCAGGCCTTATCCTATTTCTGTTAAGAATAGCATTGTATGTATCTCGTTCACTATCTGCATCCAGGTCCTCAAGATTATAACTAATCTGAATAGGAGCAGGCAGATCAACTCCATTTATCTTCAGTTTAATATTTTCATATTTTAAAATCATTTCTGCCCCTCCTTAATAAATAAATTTTCCTGTTCTCAACGCTCTTTCTTTATCCCTTTTATTCTTGTCATCATTAAGACTATCGCCATCCACAACAAGATGAAGGTTTTTAACAGCCTCAAGAATTTCATAAAGGATTGAAACAAGTACTTGTATATCTTCTTTTCTTGCATTTTGAGCCCCAAATGCTTTCAAAGCATCCATCATGATCTCATACATCTTTCCTTCAGGAGATACGATTTCTCCTTGAGTTTTATTATCTCCAATCATAGCAAGCTGCGGTGTATTAGCCTTGACATATCCACCTTGTGCAAGATGTTCGATTTCTGGTATATCAATCTTGAATTCTTCTCCTCCAATGAAAGGAACCCAATCAGGAACCTCAAATCCAATACCATTTATAATATCTAAAGCCCCATTGATTATATCGATTACTGTATTGATTGGTGCTTTTACAAGACCAGCAAGCATATCGAATATTCCTTTGAATATATCTTTAACACCATTCCATGCTTTTTTCCAGTCGCCACTGAAGACACCTGTTACAAAATCAATAACACCACTAAAAACTTTTTTAATGCCTCCCCAGATTGTTTTTATTCCAGATAATAATGAATTGAGTGGTTTACCAAGTGCTCCAATATATTTCGTCCAGTCAGTTGTAAATATAGTTTCAAGGAATGAATTAAATCCAGTAAATATCTTCTTAATACCTTCCCAGGCTTTATCCATATCACCTGTAAATATTCCTACAAAGAAATCTACTAAACCTTCAAACATCTCTTTGACATCTGGAATCAAATTATCAATAAGCTCTCCCCATGCTTTAAATCCACCACAGAATTCACCCACGATAAAATCAATAAGAGGAGATAACATATTATCCCATATATCTTGTAAAGCATTGAATATGTCCTCAATCGTTGGTTTCCATGCTTCCCATATGTCAATCACTCCCTGTAATGCAATTGCTAGCACATCCACCAGGAAATTGGCTATAGGAGCTAGTATATTGTTCCATAGAGATAAAATAACAGTTGCTATTGCTTCAACTGCTTTCACAAAAACAGTTGCAATAAAAGTAGCAATTGGCACTATTATAGTATTAAAAAGATCTAGCAAGAAGGAAGCTATTGGTTGAAGAATATTCTCCCACAAGTTGCTTAAAATTTCAAAAAGACTAGTTACAGCTTCATTAACAAAAGCTCTAAAAGTATCGCTTGTTTGATAAAGATAAACAAGTGCTGCTGTTACTGCTGCTATACCAACAACGATTGCTGCTCCTGCAACGGTTAGTCCCGTTAATTGAGTTGTAACAAGATTTGGATAAATACTCAACATTTTAAATGTATCTACAACTCTTTTTAAAGGCTCAATAAGCGAAGATATACCTGTTGTTATCGTTCCCCAATTCTTTATAGTTTCAAAGGCAAGAAATCCTGCTACGATTCCAGAAATCAGTGCTAGAATAACTGCTTTTTTCTTTTTTAAAAAAGATGTGAAACCATTCCATATTCCTTTTACCTTATTCAAACTAGCTTCCATTTTTGATGTATCAATATTTAGGGCGTCCTCCATCCCTTTAGCTGCATCTAGCCCTAGATCACCAATTCCTCCAGAAGAGCCACCAGATGTTCCAGAACCACCATCATCACCACCAGCTGAAGAACTTGGCTTTATGTTTTTTATTTCATCAAAGCCAGCAAGAGATCCCATTTCTTTCGCAGCTTTTTTCGCCGCTTTTCCAACATTTCCAACATTATCTGCTAAATTAGATGCACCTCCTACAGCTTTATCGATGCTACTGGAGACACTTCCTAGGCTAGCATTAACTTTCTTTCCTGAAAGCAAAGAAGTAAATGTCACAAAATATTGTGCTGCCTTCTGCAACTTAACGATAATGTTATTAAGCAATGAAATTATTGGAGAAAGGACATTGATGAGTCCTTGCCCTATGGTTGCTTTCAAAGATTGAAAATTTAAAGAAAGAACACGAACTTTATTTGCCCATGAATCACTTGTTCTTGCAAAATCACCACCCGCTGCACTTAACTGACTAGTAACAAAAGCTAGCCTCAGTGCAACTTTCTCTTGTTCACTCATTGCTGAAGTTGTTTTTCCATAACCATTTGCTAAAGCATATTGATCAAGAGCATTTTGTGTCATAACAACACCTAAATCCTTTAAGGTTTCAGTTTCACCAGAGAATACAGATTTTAGCTTTGTGTAGGCTTCTGTAGGGTCAATATTGTAAAACGAAGCAATATCACCCGCTAATCCTGTAAGTGATGTAGACATATTATATGCTTCCTTTTCACTGAATCCAAAGGCTTTGGCCATAGCGCCATAAGTTCCTGTCATTCTTTTCGCAACTGTTTCGGATAAACCAAATTGATTGATGGCATTCTTAGCAAAGCTATCCACCTGAGCACTCATATGTGGAAAAGTAACATCAACAACATTTTGCACTTCAGCAAGGTCGCTTCCTAAGTCAAGGCAAGCCTTACTAAAAGAAGAAACGGCAGCTATTGATAATGCTCCTGCAGCAAGCTTACCAATCCCTCCAAATGATCTACTAAACGCATTCTGTGCATAGCTGCCTGCTGCATCAATCTGTTTATCAAAGTTTTTCCTGTTTAGGTTAAGATCAAGGAACAAATCTCCTATTTTAAGTCCCATTCATCCCACCTACCTTTGCCAAACTTTCAAACATTTTTTCAAACATCTTCATATCATGATTATATCGATCCATATTAACGACCTTTTTCACATTTCTCTTTTTCCAGTCACTTCGTATCTTTTTTTGTTGTGGAGTGAAATGTTTCAAAATGTCTTTATTCGTTTCACTACGTATTGATACAATGTTTCCTAATGGGGTATCAGGCTTTAATCCACTCAATAACGTAGTAAACTCATCCCACGTCATTCCATTTTCCTGTCTTAGACGAATCCCATATTGTTGGGCAAAACTACTTTCTATCAAAGACCAATCATCAAATAAATCATAATATGTATCGTCATTATTGACTGTTACGAAATCGTTTTTCAGCCTCTTCAAAACTAATTGATGAGATAGCAGCCATTATACCAATAAAAATATTTTCATAGGCTTTTATTGACAAATCCATCCCATTTATCTTTTCTAATGCCTCTTCTCCCATGGCAAGCTTAATTGCCTCATCCATTCCTGCCATGCTACCTTCATTGTTGAGAACTTCTTGTATCTTTAGAAAAGTATTTTTTCGATCATCAATCTTAAAGACATTCTCATCACCTGGTCCTATTTTTAAAAACTTAGGAGAGTTCTCTAAACGATTAGAAATATTAACTGTATAAGCACTCATTTTTATATACCAAAAGAGGAGCTATTTTAACTCCTCTATCCTTTCTTTTTTTATGTTAAGCAGTAGTTGCTAAATTAACTGTTGGTTTTCCATTTGACATAACACTAAATTCTAAGGCACCAACATTCGTTGAATCTCCACCAGATACATTCGTTACATTGACAAGGCAATTAAAAGTAACTTTAGTTCCTGAAGGAAACTCCCATTCAAAGATTGTTTCTACTTCTTGGCCTGTCTTAAATACAAGACCAGCTACATAATCATTTCCAGCATCACCAATGTTTCTTTTTCCTGATAGATCAATAGAAAAGCCTTTACCTGTCATCAATCTACGGATCCACCCTTCTTGGTCCATTGGTGTCCACTCTTCCACACCATTATCGAACGATGGAGAA